CTTTTACTGCGTTAGCAATCGCAAATAAATTGCAACAAAAGACACTCATTGTTACTCATACATTAGCGTTGAGAGGACAGTGGGAAAAAGAAGTACAAAAAGTCTTCGGGGTCACGGCGGGTGTGATTGGCTCAGGGAAGTTTGACATGGATAAGGAAATTGTCGTTGGAAATGTACAAACTTTATACCGAAATATCGACAAAATCGTAGGAGAGTTCGGTACAATTATATTGGATGAGATGCACCATGTATCTTCACCAACTTTTACACGAATTGTCGACGCTTCGAAGGCACGCTACAAAATAGGATTGACTGGAACAATGCAGAGAAAGGATGGAAGACATGTAGTCTTTCGTGATTACTTTTCGAGTACTGTTTTTAAACCACCTCGAGAGAACTATCTTACTCCACGAGTTGACATAATACACTCGGGAATTCGCTTTATGGATGGCAATGTTGATTGGGCAAATCGAATCAACGCACTTGCGTATGATTGGGAATACCAAAATACAATGGCAATGCTTGCAGCGAGTTATGCGGCAAAAGGGCACAAGGTTCTTCTCGTAAGTGACCGAGTAGACTTTCTAAAAGCTTGTGCACGACTTGTGGGAGATAACGCAATCTGCGTAACAGGAGATGTTCCTCACGAAGAGCGTGGCAAACTGATAAAACAAATATTTGATGATAAGGATATACTGTTTGGAACACAAAGTATATTTTCAGAAGGTATTAGTGTAGATTGCCTAAGTTGTCTTATTTTGGGAACACCCGTAAACAATGAGCCTTTGCTCACACAGTTAATCGGGCGTGTTATAAGAATGAATGAGGGAAAGCTGCAACCTGTTATAGTAGATATCAATCTAGAAGGTCGTACAGCTAGAAAGCAGGCATCTGCGAGAAGGGGATACTACATGCGACAAGGGTATGAAGTATCAGATATATAGGAGTGAAAAATAGTACTTGACACGAGGTCAAGAATTTGTTATAATATGTTATTCTATAATTGGGAAAAAGTAAAAAAGGAAAGCAATGGGAGTGTCAAAGATATTTTGACAATCCTTCATATACTTACCTATAAGCTACCACCAGTGAATAGACATGATAGAATATACAAGTTTTGGACTAAAAGTTTTCATGGACATAGTTTCCTAGTAAACCCCGAGGCATTATTCATTCAGCGTAGGAGATATTCAGATGCAGAGATTGTGCAGTATGCAGGTATCGCATCATTGCGTAATTATTTTGAATATCAAAAAACAAAAGATACCAGATTAGACCTCCTCCACTTTACAGGGGATGAGGACAGTATTAAAAACAATAGATTACTACGAATAGAGGGATATTATATACACTTTCTATTTGAAGAAATCACATTAAAGGAACTAAAATGGCAATAAAATTTAATCAAGCTAAGGGCGAAGCCCAAAAGAATAAAATCGACAGTTATCAATATGTCGAAGGCGACAACATGGTAAGAATGGTTGGGGATATGCTTCCTCGCTATGTTTACTGGTTGAAAGGCGAAAACGGTAAGAATTTACCATTCGAGTGTCTATCATTCGATAGAGACGCAGAAGCATTTACCAATGTAGAGAAAGACTGGGTAAGAGAATATCATCCAGAATTAAAATGCGGTTGGGCATATGCAATTCAATGTATCCACGATGGAAAAGTCAAAGTACTAAACTTAAAGAAAAAACTACTCGAGCAGATCATGGTAGCAGCAGAAGATCTTGGTGATCCAACTGACCCTGAGACTGGCTGGGATGTGTTCTTTAAAAGAGTTAAGACAGGACCAATGGCTTATAATGTTGAGTATCAACTACAAGCTCTTAAGTGCAAACCTAGAGCTTTAACAGAAGATGAGCAAGCATTAATTGCTGATCTTAAGTCAATGGACGAAGTACTTACTCGACCAACACCAGATGCACAAAAAGAACTTCTCGATAGATTAAGAGAAGGAGCATCAAACGAACCTGATGAAACAGTCACAGACGAGTTTGATATCAAATAGGAGAAAATTATGTTAACAGTAGGTGATAAATTCCCCGACTTACACATGAAAGGTGTAAATGAAGAAAACGAAATTATTGATGTAGATGTATTACTGTCTGAATGGTCAGTAGTATACTTCTATCCAAAAGATTTTACTTTCATTTGCCCAACAGAAATAGCAGGAATGGACGAGTTAAATAGTCGTTGTGATGTTATTGGTGTAAGTGGAGACAACGAATTTTGTAAACTAGCATGGAAGAAAGACAATGCTCTTATTAGAGATATTGGACATATTCTTGCGGCAGACTGTGGTCTACGACTCTCTCGTGAACTAGGAATAGTAAACGAAGAAGAGGGAGTATGTTATCGAGCAACTTTCATAATTGATCCCGAAGGAACAATCCAACATGTATCAGTAAATGCATTAGATACAGGAAGAAGTGCAACTGAAATCTCACGAACACTGCAAGCTTTACAGGCTGGCGGTCTTACAGGGTGTTCTTGGACACTCGGAGATGAGTTCGTAGGATGAAAAAAGAATTTCTTATCTTTCTAGCATTTTTAGGCGGAACTATGGCTGTTGCTTATGACAACCTTGAATATAAAG